GTAGCTTAGTAATTTACGAATATCCTATTTCTCAACCACCTAAAGGTTTGTATAAAATTGGATTTGACCCTTATAGACAAGCAAGCTCAAGTGCAACCTCACCATCATTAGCTTCTATTTATGTCTATAAAGGAACTCATAAATTCTCTTATACAAGAGATACTATAGTGGCTCAGTATGTAGGAAGACCATATAATCCTGATGATGTAAATAGATTAGCTGAGATGTTAGCTGAACTTTACAATGCAGAGATTATGTATGAGAATGAGGTAACTCATGTCAAGGGTTACTTTGAAAGAAGGAAGAAGCTACACTTATTGGCAGCTCAACCTGACAATGTTATATCTAAGAATATTAAGAACTCTAAAGTAGCAAGGATATATGGTATTCACATGAATGACCAACTTAAAGATGCAGGTGAGAAGTATCTTAAAAAATGGCTGCTCCAGGAAAGGGATGTGGATGAAAATGGAAATATGATTTTAAATCTTGAGATGATTTATGACCCTGCTTTATTGGATGAACTCATACAATATAACAGAAAAGGTAACTTTGATAGGGTTATGAGTTTCATGATGCTCATGTTCCAAATAGAGGAAGATGGGGAAGAAAAAGTATATGGAGATAAAATAGAGAACGAAAATGTAAAAGATTGACTATCTTTGCTTCCTAAATTGTATAAAAGATAGTAAATTTGCTTCTGAAGTAAACTTCATTTTAATTTTAAACTATGGAATTATTTAAACTTGATACTGCTAAACAAAGAATTAGTCAGGCATCTAAAAATAAAAATGACAAGCAATGGTATAAAAACCAATCAGATTTGCTTGACCATAAATCCTTTGCCAACAGTCCTTATGCAGGTTTTGGTGGAGTATCTGAGTACAGAAGAAAGAAAGTAAATTACGATTTATACAATAACATAATTAACTTATCAGACTTTGAATATGTTTGTAAACCTTATGGTTCTGAAGTAGGTGACTTACCTGCTAACTTTACAAACAGAGATATTATATCAGGAAAAATCAAAGTATTATTAGGTATGGAAATGAAGATGCCTTTCTCCTGGAAGGTAGTAGCTGTCAATGAAGAAGCTACTACAAGAAGAGAGCAAAAGGAATCTTCCATGCTTAAAGATTTTGTTGTTAATCAAGCTCTTGCTCCCCTTAAACAACAAATTGCTATACAACAACAAGAGCAACAAAAAGGTAAACAGCTTACACCACAGGAACAAGCAGAAATTGAAGAACAAATTCAAGCAGAGATGCAAGCTAAAACTCCTGATGAAGTAAGAAGATATATGGTTAGAGAACATCAAGACCCTGCTGAAGTGTTAGCACATCAGATTCTTGAGTATCTCATTAGAAAACAAAGTATCAGGGATAAATTTAATAAGGCATGGAAGCATGCACTTATATCAGGTGAGGAAATATATTGGATTGGTATTCTTAATGGAGAACCATCCCTAAGAGTGGTGAACCCACTCTACTTCGATTATGATAAGTCACCTGACATTGATTACATTGAAGATTGTGAGTGGGCTGTATGTGAATACAGAATGACTCCATCTGAAATTGTAAAGAACTTTGGTAGTGAACTTTCAAATATTGAAATAGATGAAATATACAATTGGGGAAAGGATTCATCTTCTTCTATCATGGATGCTGATTTCTCATTCAATCCTAACAATGAGAATGAAGCATATACAATCAGAGTGTTGCATACAGTTTGGAAATCTTTAAGAAAAATAGGATTCCTTACATATCTTGACACAGAAGGTGTAGAACAAATGAAAATGGTAGATGAAAACTACAAATTAAATATTAATCAAGGGGATATTGGAATTGAGTGGGAATGGATTCCTGAAGCTCATGAAACTTGGAAAATTGGTAAAGACATTTATGTTTATATGAGACCAGTTCCAGGTCAATACAAAGACCTTGAAAATCTTTATGAATGTAAATTACCTTACTATGGTGCTACTTATGATAACTTAAACTCTCAGGTAACTTCTCTTATTGATAGAATGAAAGCCTATCAGTATTATTACAACATACTGATGTATAGATTAGAGTTAAAGGTAGCTTCTGATAAAGGTAAGAAAACAGCAATCAACATTAACTCCATTCCTAAAACAGCAGGTATGGATATTGAGAAAACTTTGTACTTCTTAGAGAGTGCAGGTATCTTATTCTTGAATCCTAATGAAGAAGGTAATAAAAATAATGGTGATGTAACCAATATGGTTAAAGACTTTGATATGGGGTCTCTTGCTGAGATTGATAAATATGTGAAATTAGCTGAATACATAGAAAGACAATGTGGTGAGTCTGTTGGTATTAATAAGCAAATGGAAGGTGCTATTGGACCTAATGATGCTGTTACAAATACAAGACAGTCTATTACTCAATCTTCTCATATTATACAGCCTTATTTTGAATTACATAACATCATCAAGGGTAATGTATTACAAGCTCTTCTTGAGGTTGCTAAGGTGGCTTATGCTACAGGCAGACCAAGAAAGCTAAACTATATTATAGATGATATGAGTTTACAACAACTTGATGTGAATCAAGAAATGTTAGATGGCTCTACTTATGGTTTATTTGTATCTAATTCTGCTAAGGCTTATGATGCTAAAGAACTTGTTCAGAATTTAGCTCAGGCTGCTTTACAAAATCAGAGAGCTGACCTTTCTGATGTTATTAAAGTTATCAGAAGTGAATCTGTACAAGAAGCTGAGGAATTACTTGAAAGCTCTGAAAGCAGAAAAACTGAAGAAGCACAAGCTATTGAAAAACAAAAAATCAAGCAACAAGAGAAACTTGAGCAAATGAAACAACAACAGTTGGAACAAGCTCATGAATGGAAACTTGAAGAAATCAGAGTTAAAGCTGAGGAAGACAGAGAAACTGAAATACAAAAACAAACAATCTTATCCCTGGGCTTCAATGAAGACAAGGATATGGACAAGGATAATGTTCCTGATGTGCTTGAAGTAGCACAATTTGGTGTTGATACCAAGTTAAAACAGGATAAATTACAATTAGATAGAGAAAAATTAAATCAAAAAACAAAACATGATGAAGAAAAACTCAAGATAGAAAAGAAAAAGTTGACTCAAAAGCCTTCAACTAAAAAATAAGGCTATTACTGATGAAATTAAAAATATTCATTTTAAAACTTAATAATATTAAATAATCAAACTTAAATTTGCATAAGATTATGGCAGAAGATAAAAGACAAGAAGCTGATACTTTAGAAACTTCAAACAATTCCCTTCAAGATTTCAATTGGGATAATGCAGGAGATTTCTTTAATATCAATCCTAAAGGTGAAGAAGCTGAAAATGTAACTGAGGTTATCAAGAAGGAAGATGATACTGATGATACAAACATAGCTGATAATGTTGATGATGACACACCTGAAGGTGAAGATACCTCAAAAGGTAAGAAGAAAAAAGAGTCTGATGACGAAGAACAAAATGTTGAAGGATTCTTTGAAGATGAAAAGCCCAATAGTACTGAAGAGGGAGAAGAAGGTAAAGGTGCTAAACCTGGAGAAAATGATGACAAGTTTTATACAACTCTTGCATCTGAATTGAAGGAGAAAGGCATTTTTCAAAATGTAGAAATTAAAGAAGGAGAAGAAATTGATGAAGATAAGTTCTTTGAATTACAAGATTCTGAAATTGAATCAAGAGTAGAAGAGACCTTTGAAGCCTTTTTTGAAGAATTAGATGATGATGGAAAAGCATTTCTAAAACACAAAAAAGCAGGGGGTTCTACTCAGGATTTCATGCAAGTCTATCAAAATACTATCTCCATTGATGGTGTTAACTTGGAAGAAGATAAAGACCAAGACTTAGTTTTGGCTCATTATATGAGAACAGTTGATACTATGGATGAAGATGAAATTACTGATAGGATTGAATGGTTAAAGGAAAATGGTAAAAAGAAAGCATTTGCTGAAAAGTACTTTAACAAATTGAAGGATATTGATACAGAAAGAAAAACAGCTTTAGCTGAAAGAGCTTCCCAAATGTCCAAACAAAGAGAAGAATCTGCAAAGAAATTCAATGAGGATTTGGATAAGGAGCTTAACTCAACTGAGAGTGTAGGTAGTTTTAGTTTTGGTAAAGTGGACAAAAAAGGTCTGATGAACTTTATAACTAAGCCTACAGTTAAAGTTGGCAAAAACAAATACATAACTGAGTTCCAAGCAGAACTTGGTGAGATATTTAAAGGTGAAGGGGAGAACAAGAAGAAACTCTTGTTGTTAGCCAAACTTGTAAAATCTCAATTTGATGTAAAAGATTTGATTGAAGAGACTAAGACTAAGGTAGTGAAAGATGCTAAATCCAAGCTACAACAATCAAGGACTGGAGTTAGACCTTCTACATCAGGTGG